CAAAAATGCTCTAACTGCATCATCTATTTTACCAATAGCACTTGCCGCTAAAATTGCACCATCAGCTAATCCTTTACCTAAAGTTTCTGCTAAACTTTCAATAGTTTCATCATTATCTTCTAAAAATTTATTTAAATCGCCTAATTCAACAGTTAATGTTCCTATAAACTGTTCTGCTACTAATTTTTGAAAATTAAATAATTTATCTTGTAACATAGAAACAGTACCTGTTAAGGTCTGTGCTAAATCACCTGTTACATTCCCTAATCTACCACCTGCTCCAAATGTTTTTTCAAATGCTTGTATTGTTTCTTCAACAGATACTTTTGCACCTGCCTCAAATCCTAAAATTTGTCTTAAACCTTTTTCTCTAAAGATATCTGCGGCGGCTATACCACCAGAAAAGGCTCTCTGTATTTGTGATGCGGTAGTTTCAAAATCTAATCCTGTAAATGCCGCAACATTACCTGTAATCTCTAATATTCTAGTTAAATCTTGTGCATCTTTTGCTACTACACCTAAATTGCCAGAAGCGGCGGCAATATTTTCTAATGAAAATGGAACTCTTGAAGCAAATTTAGAAAGATTATCAAATGCTACTTGTCCTTCTTCTGCCGAACCAAATAAAAATTTAAAACGAACTTGTAAATTTTCTACTTCCTTACCAACATCTACAAATGACTTTAATATTGCACCTGCACCAATCCCAATTAATGCATTCTTAAGATTTAATACTGAATTCTTTGTTTTTGCTAAATTACCTTGAACTTGATTTAGAGCTTGTTTAGATTTATCTCTTGCAACGATATCAATATTAAGTTTTTTCGTCATTATCTTCTTTTACCTTGCATCTTTACTTTATTCAATGCTTTTTGTTCTTCTTCATGTTTGAGATTATAATAAGCAACCCACATATTGTATTCATCTACTGGGATTTGTAAAATCTCCCCAATAGTTTTATGTAGCTTTTCTGCTAAGAAAAAATGAAATCTGAAATTGGAATCAGAGTTTAGTTTTTTTTTAAGTCTTTAGTATCTGATGATGTTCCGAGTATTTGACTAGCAACTCTACCGATAATGTCTGGGTCAACAAACTTTTTCATTCTAATCTTACTTTCTAAATCAAACATTAACTCACCATCTTTTGTTTGTGCCTTTTTTACAATGACATCAATTAAGACAGTTAAGTCATTATCATTAGAGCCTTTAAAGATTTCTGCTTTTTCTAAAAGTGTAAATGGTTTAACATAAATGGCATCTTCGCCTGTTAATCCCCATTCTTCTACTTCAATAATTTTAATCTCTTGGTGCTTAAAATGATTTATAGCACCCTCAAGATAATCTTTTTTGGGCATTTAGATTAGACTGTTGTGTGTGTGACACCACCAGAGAACTGTACATTGAAAGTTCTACTGATTACACCATCTATAGTCACCGCTACTGATGCACCTGTCACTATTGCTGTGCCTGTGTAGTATGCGTCGCCGCTGTCTGCACCTTCTGGGTAAAGATTTAAAGTGACAGAAGAACCTACGTCTAGTGCTTCTTGTCCTGTAGTATCTGTTTCATCCCAATGACATTCGATAGTACCTGTAGCATCTTTTCTAAGAACTAGATAAGATTTTGCAGTGTCAGTTAGTGTTGTATCTTCAACAGTATCGTTAGTTTCATCTAAGTTAAATCCTACAACCTCTGCGACTGCATTTGCTCCAACTTTGACTACTCCGCTTGTTCCGACGTGTGTTGCCATTCGTTTACTCCTTCTTGTTTATCTTCATCTACTTTTTTCTTTTTAGTAGATTTTTTTTCTGCTTCTAGTTTATAACCATTAGCAAGAAACTTGTCTATATTATTATCCCATACCTCTATGGAATTTCCGTCTTTGTATAGCTTTACTCTTTTAGGCATTACGCAGTACCTCTAACAAATTCATAAAATACTCTTACCACAATTCTCACTCCGCCCAAAGGATATAATGTTCCCTCATCAGAACTAACTTCTACTATTTTTGTTTCTAGTGCGTTTCCACTTCTAGTTCTATCAGCATCTAAGGTTTCTTCTATAACCTCAATTAATTGGTTTCTTTTAGTATCTAGATTGGTTTCTGTTCCTTTAACATACCCAACTAATACATAATCTATTGTGCCACTTCTTTTCCCTGCCGCAGTATCACCTAATGAAAAATCTTCTCTTACCTCGTCACCTGTGGAAATGAACAATGCAGGAAATTGTGGGTCGGCTAACTGTTCTGGCTCAAAGGGTTCTCTAGTTATTTTCTTCAGTTCAATAGGTGAAGTGACTGCATCTAATACAGTAATTATATTTGCCGCTATATCTTCTCTTTTACTCATAATCTCAGTTCTCTTTCTAACACATTAAAGAATATCTTTTCAATATTTGTTTCTTCTTTTTTGCTAATTCTAAAAAAGGGTCGGATAATTTTTTTTCTACCTACACCTGCCTCATCATGGAAAAAGGCTTTTCTATTAGCTGATGCTTGTCTAAAAAATAATTCGCCTTTACTTGGTGTCACTTTACTTGTTAATGAACTAAACATTTGTCCTGTATCTGTTAAGTCAACAACACCAGATTGTTTTACTAATCTTCTTTTGTATTTAGGGGAATAAGGTTTAAATGCCCTGCCTCTAAAATCTATACCTTTAGATTGGGTACGTTCTTTAATAGCCGCAATCTCAAAAGCTGTTGCATTGGCTAAGGCTCTTTTAATAGCTTTAGGAACTTGTCTAGATACTTTTTGAAGTGATTTACTTACTTGAACAGAATTGTCTTTGATGCGAACACTCGCTACCATTATCTACAGACACATTCACCATTACAAAATTCACACATTATCTCACCAACCTTAAATGATGTATAGGTTCTTTTTCACTAGCACTAACTGTGCTATCGCCATCTTCATCATATTCAACACCATCACGTAATACTGCATTAAACTCTTCTGCATATTTTGCTCTGTAATGTGCCATTTGTACTTGAAAAGCGTCTTGTCCATCACCACCTTGTGGGTCTTTCCATTTAGTTAGTATTGGATAAATATATTCTGCTAATGCTCTATAAACTACACTTCTAGTCCATTGTGCGTTTGTTAATTTCGAACTATCTAACTCTAATGTAGTAACTTTTGTTATATCTTTGTAACGAACAGTATGTCTGTATCTTTCCCACCATTCTTCACGAACTTGTCTAATAACATCATTTTCAGCTTGTTGTAGTGGTTCATCAAAATCATTATTACTGTCTAGTAATCCATAATCCTCAATGTCTGGAACATATTTTTTAATATCTGCGACTGCTACTGAAAATTCTGATGTTGCCATTAATCTTCTTTCTTCTTCCTAGTCTTTTTTGGTTTCTCAACAGGTTTATCTTCTACTAATTCAAAACCTCTCATTTTCCAATGAATGAAATTTTTTTCATAATCAAACTTTGTTCTGGTAATAACTTTATCGCCTTTTTTTAATTTAACTAATTCCATAATTGTTCCTTCATACATTTAACAGGTGGGGAGTATATCCCCACCCATAGTCTATATTATTGGATTGATGAATCAAAGTGTAATTCAACACCATAAGAATCATGCAATTCGCCTACGCCATAAACAGCAGTTGCAACAATCTCATCTGCTCTTAGAGAAGCATCTCTTTGAGTTTCGATTTTGATGTCCTGCATCATTGCCATTGCTAATGCATCCTTATGGAATACTGCACCCTTATAGTCACCTGCATTACCTGTGTTAGACATATTTGAAGTTTCAAATACACTAATACCTGCAATCTGACCTACAAAACCGCTTCTTAATGCTTCGTTCTGTAAATCACCTGCGTTTGGATTTGCAAAAGTGTTTGTTAAGTTTGCTTTTAAGTCAAAAGCAATCTTTGGATGTAATACTGCATAACACTCATTAAGAGGTAAACCCTCTGCTCTTAGTGTTGATGCTGCATTGAAGATAGAAGCTGCTGAAATTGCACCTGTACCATCACCTAATGTGACTGAAAATCCGTCAAATAATGCGATTAAGTCTTGGTCAATTTTCTTTGCAATGCCTTCACCAAATAATCTACCGATATCTGCCGCTACATTTCTTGGTGCGGAGTTTCTCGCTAAGTCGGTTAGTGTAGTCATTACGCCTACTTCTGATGCAGTAATTGTCACTGATGACGGATTAACTGCTGTGTTTGATAAATCAGTTGCTTCATTAACTGCCGCTGCCGCAATAGCTGAATAAATCGGTACTTCTACGGATTTACCACCACCTGCGATAGTGTAGTTTTTCACCAAGTTCTTCATTATTGATTGCTCTTGAATTACGAACTCAGCTTCAGCAACGATTTCAGTATATAGTTCGCTGAGCGTACTACTTGTGCTTTCGTTTGCCATTTGTTTTTACCTTTCGTTATTTATTTAGTTTAATTGGAATAACACTATCTCTAGATTTGCGATACTCTGCGTATTGCTTTCTATCGGCGGGGTTATTCATATCTAAGTCCGCAATGTTTAAAGTCTTTTGCGTAGTTGACTGACCCACATTCGACACACTTCCGCTCCCAGAGGGAGTTGCCGCTTGAAAGTGTGCGTTCTGCGTAAGAAACTCTTGGACTGCTTCATCAACAGTCAGCAAGTCACCATCCTTGTTATAACGTGGTGTTCCATTAGAATCAACAACTTCTACTTTGCCATCTTTGTTTAGATGAACATTATTCTTTAGTAGAGATTTGATTTGCTCTGGATTAATTGCTTTATGCTTTGATGCCGCATTGATTAATTGCTTATCAACTTTTTCATCTCTTAATTCACTTTCTAATTTAGAAAGTTTTTCATTATATTCTTGTGTTTTCTTTTTAATAACTTCATCAAACTTACCTCGTTCAATCTGCTTTTCTTCTTCTGCTTTCTTGATTGAATCAATAGCTGATTTGGCATCATCTAATGAACTAACACCTAGTTCATTTAATAATTTTTGTTCTTGGCGGTAAAGTCTATCCTTTACTACCTTATCAATATCAACTTGTTTTGGTTGAGGTTGTTCTACAGGTTGTTCCTGTTTTACTTCTACATTTTCTGTTGTTGTTGCTTCCACCTGTTCCGTTTTATTCTCGTCAGACATAATATACTCCTTTAGTTAGTATTTATTTAAGGAATATATAAAAAATTTCTATTCTTCAATCAAATTTTCCCATTCTGGGTCGTAGGGAATAAAGCTGTGGCGGCATCTATAACCGCCTCTATTGATAAATGGGTCAGTTCCAGACTTTCCTGCCCACCTAGTAGATGTCCATAAACTATTGGCTTCTTCTTCAGAAAACACTTTATTAAGGTTATTTCTACAAAAAGGTCGTGTAGTCACAATATTCGTTCCTGTATATTTATAATTAGTTATTCCTGCTTCTGCGGCTTTGTATTTTGTAAATTGTCCGTCAAACTGCATCAAACTATCGTGTGCCATTTGACTTGCATATCTTCTCATATTATCGCCATAAATATCAGCGGCATATTTAGACTGTAATGTTTCTTTTGCTACAGCTACTTGTGCCTTGATACTAGCATTGTTGGAGTATCTATTTTTATCTATGAAATCTACAAGGCGATTGATTTCTGTTTCATCACTTCTCTGGTAAACGCCATTTATTTTGGCTCTAATGTTTTTTACCATATCCCTAAAGTCCTTGCCTACAATAGCGGACTGATAAACCTCGTTAGCTAATGTGTCTAGGTAGGTGTTTGCAATATCCTCAAACCCACTAAAAGATAAAAACTTTAGTTGGTTAATGACTTCCAGATTAGGTTTCGTTAATGACTTAAATCTTGCAGGGATAGGTAGCGGTTTAATGAACTTCTGGTATTCTTTTACAATCTCATCATAGTCACTACGAATAATATCATCTACTTCTGATAAATAGTTTTCTTCAATTAATCTTTTAAGGTTGGGTCTAAGTTGAATGGCTAGTTGGGTGGTTAGCTTTTCACCACCTGCGGTTGACTTTGTTAAGTCAGCAATAATGTCATCTTCAAGTTTTTTAAGTACGCCAATAACTCTTTGTTCGTGAGTATCAATTAGCTTGTTTAATATCTCTTGTTTTGCCATTTTTTATTTTCCCAAAAATCGTGTCAAATGTACAAGTTTGTCGCACCCTAAATTGTGATAACAAATAATTCTATTTTTCATTATGTCCATTTTTACCCTATTTCTGAAAAATTGAAAATCTCAATATGGTATAATAGAGATGTTTATTAAATTTTATATAAATTTAATTTGCTATTTAACAGTGTGAATATGGTTGGTTATCGAACAGGAGGTAAATTATGTTTGATAAAAAACACGAATATTTCCTTAATGGAAAAACCTTTTATATGATTGATAGAAGTACATTTGAAATTAGAAAAACAAAAATATATGGATATCAATTCAATAAAAAATCAAATAATTTTTATGTCTATGCCAAAATGCACTATGTTGATTTTTCAGCTAGTTCGTATGGTAAAAAACAAGGCATAAGAAAATTTTGGGAATTTAGTAAACCTAATTATTTCCATAAAAGTATAAAAGACGCAATTCTATTTGCTAAAACCGAAAAGAAAAATAGTATTCAAGCAAGAATATTAGATTTAGAGAAACAAATAGAAAAAAGACAAAAAGAAATAAAAGAAAAACAAGAAAAAATTAACTCTTTGACAGATGCGGATATAAAAATCATAGAAGGTGTCTTTGATAATTTTAGCCCAAATAGTTCAAAAGGTTATTTATAAACTAAACTAAACTAAACAAACCAACCATATCACACTTTAAATCCTTTTTTCCAAGATTGTACTGCCCAATAAGCAGGGGATAGGTTTTTCTGTCCTTTGACTTTGGCTAGTATGGGTCTAAATCTAGCCATGAAACTTCTTTGTCTAGCAGGGATATTTTTCTTTATAGATAGGTTAGGGTCGCCAAATCGTACAATCTGAACATTACCTGTAGCTTTATTTTTTACATATACACCAAACTTCTTTGATTTGCTTGGGGTTCTGAATGGTTTATTTAATTTTACTTCTCTGCCTCTATATTTAGCCATTATCTTTTCTTTCTTTTTCTTTTTGCTTTTTTAGCGGTTGATAAGGCAATTGCAATAGCTTGTTTTCTAGATTTACCTGCTTTGAGTTCAGTTCGAATATTTTTACTTATTGAACTACTAGAATATCCTTTTATAAGAGGCATTATTTTCCAACATTTCTCATAGCTTTATTATGTGCTGATGAAAAAGTTGCACCATTTTTAATATATCTTGCCATAGCTTTCATATGCTTCAATGTATGATGCCTTGCGTGACTACGCATAGTTTTTTGTTGTCTTGGCTTTAAATCTTGAATGATATTTTTAATAGATGCAACTTTAACCATTATTTTTTCTTCTTTTTCTTTTTTTTCATAGCAGTTTTCTTTGACGGTCTGCCTCTTTTACTTCCGTAAGTTCCCATTCCTTTTGGCATTTTACTTTCCTTTCTTTTTCTTTTGTTTCTTTAGAATAGCTTTTTGTAGAGCCATTGGTAGTTTCTTTTGTTTCTTTGTTAGTGCCATTTTTAATCCTCTCTTGATAATGAGTAAAACATAATAGTTCTAACATACCATATCTATAATTAAAACCTATACAGGCAAATTTACCACAAAAACATTTCTTCTCACCATGTTGTTGATGTGTCCAATTATAGAACTCGGTAGTAGATACTGTTCTACCTTTTACTTTTTCTTTTTGCGTAAGTCTAAGTCGTGTTTGCGACTACCTCTTAGAAAGGAGTTTACTCTACCCATAGCCCATGCCGCCATAGGAACTCTACGACTACCTGCACCCAAAAACGCACCCTGTCCTCTACGATACACTTTAGCTAATGTTCCATAAGTATATCTCTTAGATGCTTTGGCTTTTCTTTTTAGAGTTGCAACTGTACTAGCTGATAAAGGTTTTCTTCTAACTGCCATTATGCTTTAGTCCTAGCTTTGAGTAATGATAACGGGATGCGTTTACCTGCTCTATAAAGTGAGGCAACTCTCTTGATTAATGATGCTCGTCTTGCTCGTTTAGCACCTTTAAGTCCAGATAAATATTTTTTAGGAACTTTGGTTTTTTTATCTTTGGGAACTCGTCTAGCCACTGAATGTAATATCCTCTAGTAATAATTCAAATCCTGCACTAATAGCAGTAGTTGCATCTGCTTTGGCTTGTATTTCTATATCTGTTTTTGGCTCAATAACTACAGGAACTAAATAAGGTATTCTAATAGGTGCACCAAAACTTGTTTGAAAAGATTTAACATTCATTACATTTCCATTATCTATATTTCTTGTCATAAACTTAAATTCAACTTCTTTTTGTTTACTCATACCACCATCAAATTGAACTAAATATCCTCTAGTATTTCTAGGTGTTGTATATACTGACATTAATGTTTGTCCATAAGTAGCTGTAATTTGTGCTACTGTTGTTGATGAAACTGTCACTGTAATTGTTCCTACATTTGCATTTCCTGTGTTTGCAGTTTTCATAAATGCTCTAAATACTCTAATAAAGTTAGTTGAACCTGCACTGCCACCAATAGTTAGTACCTCAGATGCTAAATCATAATTACTATCTAATCCTTCAATCTGAACTGTTCCACCATTATCTGCTGATGTATTAGATGATGTAATAGTTGCTGTTCCTGCTGATGACGGATATACATAAATTCCTCCACCATCCCAAACAGTTTCAAATGAAGTACCTACTGCTGAATTGTATCCAAACTTTTGAATTCCTGTAAAATTATCTACTATCCCTCTTTGGATAGATACACCAAATGGTAAGTCTATATTTTGGTCATCATACTTCGGCAATTTCTTCACCCTCTATTGTTGGTGTTGAGAATTGTCCAATATTAACTGCCTTAGCTTCTATCTCACTATCTATGGTATTAATCTTTTCATCATCATCTACAACTGCTCTGGCGATTTGTTTATCTACTTCTTTTAAGAAACTATCAGATTGAACACCACTAGCTTTTGCCATTTGTAGGAATTGTAAGTCAGATGCATAATCTCTAAGATTGAAACTATCTGGGTATATTATCTCACCATCAAAAGTTGTGCCTTGCCATTCAGCAAATAACTTCCAGATTTGTTCTTCTGCGTTTTGTAAGTAATCAGCTTTCTCACTAAGTCTTGCGTTTAATAACTGAAACTCTGTTTGTAATGCTATGCCAGATTGTATTCTAGCTTCGGTGGCTCTTACTGCACCCATGTGTGTAATTCTATTAATAGATTCTACTTTCATATTGATGTTATTCATTATGCCATCTAATGACTGTGAAGATGGTTGAATGAGATATGGTTTTAAGTTGCTGTCTAAATCTTCTGGCATTTCAATAATAGAACCTGCACCTGCACTAGCTTCTACATTAGGTGTCTTAACTAAACTTGGGTGGTTTGATAATCTGATTAGTTGTTCAATCTCTGAGTAGTCGTTATAGATAGCTTTTTGTAATTCAGCTACATCATTCAAATCAGATATACCAATACCTCGTCTTTGAGATTTTTGGTTATATAATATTACAGCAGGAACTTTTCCTAATTGATTTGGCATTTCATCAATCATCATTGGTTTAGAAGTTGAATAGCCTTTTGTAAATTCTGCAACTTTGTATGTGGTAATATCTTCCATAGTCCAAACTCTAATAGTCGCCATGTCATCAAATAAATCTTCTAGTAAGGTAAGTGAAGTTAAAACATATTTACCATTAATGCCTCGTTCAAAGTTCCAATTCAAAACATTCTCTGGAGTATATAAACTAATGTAAGGTCGGATATCTAATTGTAATTCTTCTGCTCTTGATTGTGTTTGTACCGCAGGTTTATCTAGCACTGCCCAACAAGTACCATAGATGGATGCGTTCATTTGCATTTCTCTAATCACATTGTTAAACGACCTTCCGTCTAAGTCAGCATCATCAAGGAATGAGTTTAACTGCTCATTCCCTGTTAATGCACCATAGTTTCGAGTCGGAGGTACTCTGAACAAAAAAGAAGAATATATTTGCACCACATTTTTGCAATGATTATCAATCGGAGTATTCTCTGCTCGTTTTAAATACTCCTCATCAGTTTCTAGGATATATCGGTTAAGCTGATAGCCGTCTTGATAGTCCTGTCCACCCAAATAGGACATCAAATGAAAATGCCAATCTTTAAACTTTTCTTCGTAGTGTTTATGTTTTTGTGTTAAAAATTCTCTACTGTATAATGCCATTAACTCCACCTCTGGGGTTTGCTAGGTGTAAACTGTCTTTTGACAGGATATAAATACTCCACTAAATATCCTAATGCATCATTCATGTGGTCGTAATTATTGTCCTTATCTGGCACAGTCGTTCCTTCTTTGTAAATTTGTCTTTCAATGCTTTTTAACATAGTTTTGCAATTTTTTGCAATAAATAATG